CAGAAATGAACGTCGAATACGTTGTCGGCGAGGTCGGCTTTGGCGGCAATTTCACGCCCGAGGCTGACTTCTACCGAGCGCAAACCGCGCAGTGCGGGATACGCATTGACGAGCTGGAGGCCGAGGTTGCCAAGCTCACCAAGGACCGCAATGTCCTGCGGAGGGTGTTGGAACGCTGCGCCGCGCTGAGCAACGAAGTTGCCGACGCCAAGCATGAGGCCCTGCTTGCCACTGCACCATGAAAGACCGGGACGCATGGCTCCATGAGCAGTTTGATGGCGCCACCGCTCGCAAGAACGGGGAAGTTCTAGCCTTCCTGCCGGACGGAACCCCCTCGCCCGAGACGGAGCATTTGCTCCGCTCGGTGCGAGTGGCGTGCGACCGATTCTGGGCTCGGAGAAGGGCTCTAAAAATTTCTCAAAAAAACTTGTTGCCAGACAGCACACGTTAGACTACAAACGCCCTCAGTTGTTATGGACACCTCAGAAATCATCATGTTTGCCTTCTTGTTTGGCGTGCTGGCGATTGTCGTTGCGCTCAGTAGCGATGACGATGACGAGGGGAGGTTTTCGTGAAAAACAAAAACGTTATCCCTCACGACACGAACGCCGAGTCCTACGTCCTTGGCTCGCTCATGTTGCACTCCGACTTGATTGACGAGTGCGACGAGCTGAACGCCGAATACTTTTTCCTCCCCGCGCACCAGACCATCTTGGCGGCTATCGTCGCCATCCGCGCCAGCGGGGGATCGCCGGACCTGCTTACCGTCACGCAGCACCTTACGCAGCGCGGCGAGATCGAAGAAATCGGCGGTCCCGGTGTGCTGACTGAGATGTATAGCAACGGCGGCGGCCGTGACCTGACCTACCACACAAGCATCCTGCGCGACTTCATGGCGCGGCGCCGCATCTTGGAGGCGGCAGGACGGATGACGGCTGCGGCCAAAGATCCTGCCATTGACGTTGAGGAAGCCTTGGCGCAGGCCGGCGAAAGCATCCTTGGCATCGACATGAGCGGACGCAGCGACACGGCTGCTGCCGCGAGCGAGATGATCCACGGCGTCATGGCTGAAATGGAACGCGCCATTTTGGAGCGGGGCAAGCCGAGAGGTATCCCCACTGGCTACCGTGACTTTGACTACATGACCGGCGGGCTGCGCGGCGGTCAGTTGACCTTGGTTGCCGCCCGTCCCGGCATGGGCAAGAGCGCGATGCTGCTCAACATTGCCGACCGCATGGCGAGCAAGAACATCCCCGTGCTCATCTATTCGCTGGAGATGAAGAAGTTTGACCTCATGCAGCGCATCATTTGTGCAAGGGCCAAGGTCAGCAGCACCCGCCTGCGCAACGGTGCGGTGGGCAAGGACGAGATGAAGCGTCTGTCGATGGAAAGCATGAACTTGGCCGGCCAACCGCTTTACATTGATGACGGCGAGGCGCCGACGATTTACGAACTCCGCGCCCGCGCCCGCCGTGAGGTTCGCAAGCACGGCATCAAGTGTATCCTGATCGACTATCTCGGGCTGATCCGAGTGGCCGGGGCGACAATCAAGTCCCGCGAGAACGAGGTTGGCATGGTCAGTCGCGGTCTCAAGGCAATGGCTATGGAACTCGACATTCCGATCATCGCCGCCGCCCAGCTCAACCGCGCCGTTGAGGGCAGGTCAGACGCCCGCCCGAAGCTCTCCGACCTCCGCGATAGTGGCAGCTTGGAGCAGGACGCCGACATCGTGACCACCATTTACCGCGAAGGTTACTACGACAAGACCGGCGGCAACTCCGAACCCCAGCCGGCCGAGTGGGATGTCGCCAAGCACCGTGAGGGCAAGACCGGAACGATGAAGATGGTCTGGCATCCTGAGTGGACGAGATTTGACGGAGCGCAGATTACGCGCCTGACGGACGAACCCGCAACGCAGCAGGCCGCACAGATCGACCTGCATGAAGTCAATGCCATCCTCAATGAATAGCCGCCAAAAAGGAGCAAGAGGAGAACGCATGTTCCGCGACATGTTCCGCGAAGCAGGCTTTGAGGCCCGCCGTGGGCAGCAATTCAGCGGCGGAACAGACAGCCCTGACGTGGTGGTCCCTGCCCTGCCCGACTTTCATTGGGAGATCAAGTTCTGCCAAGTGGTCAAAATCAAAGACTGGATGGCGCAAGCCGTCCGTGATGCCGGTGCCAAGCCCTTCCCGGTTGTAGGCCACAAGCGCAACAACGAGGAGCCGCTGGCCACCCTCCACTTCAAAGACCTTCTCACGCTCATCGCGCACTCAGATTTCGTTGCTGAACAAGCACACAACACAAAACAAACAAACACACACAAGTAACATGGCTAAAATACCAGAAAACAAAACATCGGCACTCTCCAACCTTGGCGAGCCGCCGGCAAAGGGAACCTACGTTGCGGTCTGCCTCGACGTGGTTGATGAATACGGCGTCACTCGCAAGAAGTATCAGAGCGAGGAAACCGAAGTGGTCAACCTAGAGCGGTTCGTCTTCGGGGTTAAACTTAAAGACGGCTCGCTGCGCAAGATTGCCACAAGGGCAATGAAGATCAGCAACCATGAGAACAGCGCCCTCCGCGCCTTCTTGGTTAGCTGGCTGGGCGAGGCGCCAAAGCCAAACTTTGAGACCGCTGATCTCAAGGGCAAGCCGGCCTACATCACCATCACCGAAGATGTGAAGGGCGACCGCACCTACAGCAACATATCCACGATCTCTGAGGTCATGGAGGAGTTGCTGACCAAAGTGCCGAAAGTCTCCGACTTCGGCGGCAACGACAACGAGGGCCAAGACATCCCGTTCTGATTATGAGCTACACCAACAACCACGAACTCAAAAAGCAAGGGTTCACCTGCTTCGCTGGGCCGTTCGCCCCGCATGAGCGCGAGATGATTCCGGCGTTTCTCAAGGACGCCGACAACGCCAACAAGGAAACCCGTCAAAGCGTAGAGGCAAGCGGCATCTACCTCTGGCAGAAATCCAAATCCCGCAACTGACGCACATGGGGAGCGGTGCAGTGCCGGCCGCTCCCCGCTTCTATCTAAAGTTATGGCAATTCTCGTAGAAAACAAAAACATGGGTGGCGGCCACTGGTATAAGCCGGACGGCACGCCCCTTCACCAAGTCACCAAGGCAGACGGCAAGGGTCTGCGTGACACTACGCTGGCCGATGCCAAGAAGCTCGGCTTGCTACCCTCTGTCACCGGCATCACCGACATCGTCGCCAAGCCGGCGCTAATGAACTGGAAGGCAGCGCAAGTTGCTGCTGCTGCCTTTGAGAACCCTCCGACCGGCGAAGAGTCGCTGGAATACTTTGTCGAGAGGGTCATCAACGCCTCGCATCAGTCTGTCGCCGGCGCGGCCGACTTGGGCTCCAAGGTGCATGATGCGTTGGAGAAGCTGCTCACGGAGGGGCCGGACGCCGTTCCAGAGAACATGTGGCCCTACGTCGAGCCGGTTGTCGCGTGGAAGAAAGAAGCGCAGATCATCTACGACCAGATTGAGAAGGTTTTGGTCAGCACCAAATACGGATACGCAGGACGCTGTGACGTTCTCGGTTACGATACGGACGGCGGGCCGGTAGTCATCGACTACAAGACGCGCAAGACGAAAGCCGGCCAAGCCTGCAAGCCATACGACACTCAGGGCATGCAGCTCGCCGCCTATGCCGTGGCGCACTACGGCGAGGACATGCTGCCGCTGGTCAAGGCGTTTAACGTCTACATCAGCACCACGGAAGTCGGCCGCGTCGAGGGCTACCAGCACAAGTCGCTTGTTCCTCACTGGGAAGCGTTCAAGGCCGCTGCCGTTCTTTGGAGCCACATCAAGGGTTACGATCCGCGCCAACCGGCATTCAGCACGCTCAAGGAGGCGGCATGAACCAACAACAATTCGACGCCGACAACGCCGACGAGTCGCCTGCCGAGCCTTGCACCCGCAACGATTGGTGGCACGACTTTCGCGGTAATCCGGTGCGCAACTGCTTTGACAACCCGCGCGCGTCTTACCACCGCGACAATCAAGAAGACTGACATGGCCCCGCGCAAGACCATCGTAATCGTCCGAAAGAAGCTCGGCCGCGAAAAGGCGGACGGCATGACCATGGGAGACGGCAAGGTCTACATTGACCCCCGGCAATCTGGGGCCGACGAGCTGGACACGGTCTTGCACGAACTGTTGCACCACGTCTGCCCTGACATGAGCGAGGAAGCTGTTGCTGAAAAGTCAACCGTCATGGCGCGCAGTATGTGGAAAGACAAATGGAGGAGGGTCCACGAATGACTGCGGCTGGATACATTCTCCTTGGTCTTGCCTGCGGCGTAATCTTGGGCGCCCTCGCCGCTTACGGAGGGATGTTCGCTTGGGCAGTCAAATGCGGCCGGGAGGACGAACAGTGAGTGCCGGCAAAGGAGATCGCCCGCGTGCGGTGAATGGTGAGGTTTATCGCCGCAACTTTGACCGCATCTTCCGCAAGCCATACCCAGACTGGATTTGCAAAACCTGCGGATGCCTGCACGGCAACCGACCGGCTGGCAACCCCTACGGTGCCACTTGGCATATTGATGAGTGCGGAATCTGCGGAGAAACAACAGAAGTCACAGAGCCGCGCGACTTCGGCCATCTCAAGGAAGGATGGGACAAATGAGCGACACACCCGAAACAGACGCGCAGGAGCTTGTTCATTCAGTCAGCGGCGCGAAGCTCCACTGCGTAGATGTTGAATTTGCTCGCAAACTGGAGCGCGAGCGGGACGAGGCGCGGGACACGGTTTTGCGACTACGCAAGCAACGGGCTATCGCTCGCAACTTTGGAGAGCAGATGGAGCGCGAGCGCAACCACTGGAAGTCCGAAAGCATTGAGCAAGCCAAGCTCCTCGCCATGTCCGCCGACCGCGAGGAGAGGCTGCGCGCCAAGGAGGCAAGCAAATGACCAGCGCCATCCTCATCGCCCTAGTCGGCTTCATGTATTTCGCCGTGGCCATCGACCAAGCGTTTATCCAACAGAACTTTTGGAACGGTCTGGTCTGGTTTGGATACAGCTTGGCCCAGATCGGCCTATGGCACCTGACAGTTTATGGAAAAATATAGAATCATAACACCAGAGATTGAGGCTATCGACCAAGAGATCATGCGCCTAAAGACCCTCAGAGGCAGCATGGTCGCCAAAGAGGCCAAGAAAAAGGCCGATGCCTTGTGCGCAGAGTTGCGCAAACGGAAAACCAAATGATTTCAAAAGCGACAGACGCGAGTATTGCGGCGCTAGGAGGCAATCGCCCCGGTAGTGACATAACCGCTCGCCCCGTAACCGCAACAAAAGCGGGGCCTGTCGCCCTTTACCTATGATCGCCTTCTGCCCAGACCGCGACCGCGTCTACGTTGACGGCATCCCCTGCCCTTGCCGCACCTACGTCTACTGCAAGAACGGCGCCGGCGAGAACGACTACCTAACCGTCATTCGCGAGGACAACGGCCGTCCGTTCACCGCCCGCATCGACCAGATCGCCTTTGCGCCGAATCCGACGTTGGACATCGCCGACACTTCTGACGCCTAAACAGCACACAACACAACACATGAACGTCTCCCTTAACCAAAACGAAGTCCTCGTCTCGACATACATCGGCTCTCGCCGCAACGCCGAGGCATCCTTCCGCAAGCGCACCCCGAGATTTGCCGAGAAGACACCGGGAGAATTGTGGGGCTTCCACATTGAGGCCGCACACGCCGAATGCGCCGTGGCCAAGTTGCTCGGGCTTTATTGGGGATTTGGTGTGAACACGTTTCACACGCCCGACATTACTGGGACAAACTATGAAGTGCGCTGGTCGCAGCGCCCGAACCTCAAGGTCCGCCCCGATGACTCAGGCATTGTGATTTCGGTAAGCGGCAAATCGCCCGACTACGTTGTCCATGGGTGGATAAATGCGGAGGACGCCAAACGCGATGAGTGGAAATGCTCGTCGCCGCCCGCCTGCTATTTCGTGCCGCACGACAAACTGCGGCCAACTGGCGAGCTGCTAAAACGCCAATGACAATTTGCGCAAAGGATGAAAAGACGATTAACAACAAAGGGCCGTAGTTATTCTTTCTCCGGTCAGGGTTGCGCCAATCGTCCGGAAACCCAATGCGCGGTGGCGGCATCTTGGGGGTGCTGCCACCACCTTTTTTAGATGAGCGCCAAACCCAAGTCCGCCGCCAGCCGCTTCACGCCGACTGTGCATCCGGTGATGAAGCTCCCGCCCAAGGAGACCTTGCTCGCCCTTGGACCGGAGAAAGGCTGGGACCTTTTGATGAAGCGCGAGGAGTTAATCCTCAAGGAGAAGGTTGATCCGTTCCGCTACGGCTACCGGCCGAAGAACTGGAAGAAGGCGAGTGAACTGTTAGAAGCCAACCGTGAACTGCTAGTCATGGGCGGCAACAGATCTGGCAAGACGGAATGGGCGGCGAGCGAAGTTGTCCGCCGGCTTTGGGAGAAGCGCCAGTCTGTCGCATGGTGCTTCCAAACTACGGCGCCCAACAGCATCGAAATGCAGCAGCCGCGAGTGTTCAAGTATCTCCCCGGCGAGTGGAGAACGGCACGCAAGGGAACGGTGACGAACATAACCTACTCGGTCAAAGGTGGCTTTACCGAATCTAAGTTCGTCGCCCCCAATGGCAGCCAGTGCGTCTTTCGCAATTATTCACAGGACATCAGCACAATCGAGGGCGGGGAAATCGACATTGCTTGGTGCGATGAGCTTGTCCCAATCGACTTTCTAGAAACTCTGCGCTTTCGTCTGCTTGACCGCAACGGCGTCCTAATCGTCACGTTCACGCCCATCGAAGGCTACAGTCCGGTGGTCAAAGACTACCTGACCGGCGCCCGCACGGTGGAAGCGGTCGATGCCGAGCTGCTTCCCAAGTTCAAGGATGACAAGGGCGAGAAGATCCTCACCGGATACGACCAAGTGCCCATCGTCCAGATGGGGCGCAAGGATCGCCCGATCATTTACTTTCATACCAAGGACAACCCATGGGCCGGCTGGGAGCGCATGCAGATGGAGCTGCGCAACGAGACCAAGGAGAAGATTCTCTGCCGCGCCTACGGCGTCCCAACGCGAAGCATCAACAACCGCTTCCCGCTATTCAACGACCGCATCCACGTCATCAAGCACGATTGGATCCCGACCACTGGCACCCGCTACCACTTTGTCGATCCCTGCTCTGGCCGTAATTGGGCGATGATCTGGGCAATCTTTGATTCGGCCAACCGTTGCTTCATATACCGCGAATGGCCCTGCCCCGACGAGTATGTCGAAGGGGTTGGCTATCCCGGCATGTGGGCAGAGCCGGACGGCAAGAAGGCAGATGGGCGCCAAGGGCCGGCGCAGAAAGACTTCGGCTTTGGCCTGTCGCGCTATGTCGAAGAGATTCGCAACGTGGAGAACGGCGAGCGCATCTTTGAGAGATGGATGGACAGCCGCTACGGCAACGCGCAGACCTTGGCCAAAGAGCGGCCGACCACGCTCATCGAAGAGATGGCAGAGCTGGGCATGGACTTCCAAGCAACACCCGGCGACACGATTGATGAAGGTGTCAGCATGATTAACTCATGGCTGCACTATGACCGGGACAAGCCTCTCAGCGCCCTCAACCAACCGAAGCTCTACATCTCGGAGAAGTGCAAGAACGTCATCTACTGCCTCAAGGAGTGGACGGGTGCGGATTCTACCAAGGGCGCGAGTAAGGATTTCCCTGACCTTGTCCGCTACTTGTGCCTGTCCGGCGTCAACAACGTGGAGGGTGACATACTTATGTGCCGTGGTGGCGGGAGCTACTGATTTATGAAAACCGACAAATCCAAGATGGCGTGCAACAAACCCAAGCGCACGCCCAGCCACCCAACCAAGTCCCACGTTGTCAAAGCCTGCGGCGATGCCCTGCCGGTCGGCGGAAAGCTAATCCGCTTCGGTCAGCAAGGCGTCAAGGGCTCTCCTGACGGCAGCCCGCGCAACAAGTCATTCAAAGCGAGACACGCAAAGAACATTTCCAAGGGCAAGGGCAGCGCGGCGTATTGGGCCGACAAGGTTAAGTGGTGAGCAACAAGGATTTCTTGTGGGTTAAGCAATGACAACCCTCGACCGCCGACAACCTCCTCCACCGGAAGACTGGAAGTGCGCTCCCGGCGGGCACCCTCTTTGTCAGGTGTGCAGC